ATATGTGGATTAATGACTATCAATTTAAAGTTAGTTCCACAGTTAGAGCATGGTTAAGAAATAGAGACACTAAAGGGCTTGCAAGTTTAGCAAGCATGCTTAATGGATATGATTATCAATCTTGTGAACATATGGATTATGAGAAGTCTGTAGGTTATTTCTTACAGAAGTCTATAAAAAATGGTCTTTTAAAATTACTTATTGACTATCAATTAGAAGACGATCAGCCGTGGGCTTCCTGGACTGATCCACAATTAGAAAACTATGTAATGTGTCTCTCTGATATGTTGTAAAGCTCTAAGACAATCCCTTAAAGCGTCTTCGGACGTTTTAAAGGGTTCTCTTAATAAAGAACCTTAACCGCCCAGTTATTAATTATTAATCATGAATTGGTTATCAAAAGAAAAATCTAAGTATTGGGATAAGGCATATCAAGAGTATTCTCTAGAAACTGGCTTATCTTTAAAAGACTTAAGTAATTGGATTAAAGTTAATCCATTTGTAGCTGTAGCTATAGAGGATAGAGCTATTGAATTTATGAGGTCAACAAAATGACCTCTAAATACATTTACAGAACCTATGACCAATCCTCTGTAAAGGGGATTGAGAAAGGGGATAAAGAACACATGAGACTTATTAACTTAGGTTATAGAGTCTCACATACAACTAGCAGTCCATTTACTGCACACATGACCTATGAGTTTATTGAATCATGACCAACAACCACCAGGAAGAGAGTCTAAAGGCCGCTAGACGTGCAGAAGCTGAACGTATATGGTTCAACCAAGAAGCCACAGACGAAGAGCTTTTAAAGGTCTATAAGTCTTTAGATGTTAAAGAGCCTAATTAATTTTAGGCTTTTTCTTCTATCTTTTTTTTATTTATTTTTTTTAGATGTTAGTTGCTTATTATCCGTAGCCGAACTTTAAATGAACCTATTAAGAATTTTTTTAATTTGAATTTTTAACAGGCTCTTTTGAGTCTATTGTCCCAGATTTTTATTTATCAAATGGAAACTAAAATCAAAGACCATGAACAGGCATATTTACATGCTTT